TGACCAGTTGACTGGTCGTGCTACATTGGATGCTTCTGCGTTCAACCTTTCTGGTTTGACAGAATTGAGACTTGGTGCGATTGGTGGTCAGGTCGGTGAGGCGATCAACGAATTCTCATCTGATGAGACACTCGCTGGTAACTCAAACACTGCTTGTCCTACTGAATTTGCGGTTAAGGGATTCTTAACTCGTGCGAAGATGGGTACTAAGGCAATGACACCTCCTGTAGGTACAACTGGACAAAGACCTGGCGGTATCGACGATGAGTTCAACACTGGTGCGTTAAGATTCAACACAGATCTAGGTGCTCTTGAGTACTACAATGGATCTGCATGGATTCAGCCAGGTGTTGAGTCATACAGTACAGTTTCAAGTAGTACATCTGTTACAGCTGGTGGAAACTACTTCGTTAACACAACTGGTGGTGGTGTAACATTAACACTCCCTGCGTCTCCTGACTTAGGTGCTAAGGTTACATTCTATGATATTGCGAAGACATTTGATTCAAACGCATTGACAGTTTCTCGTAACGGAAAATTAATCCAAGGTGACGGTGCAAACCTAACTGTTAATACAGAGGGTGCTGCATTTAGTTTGGTATTCTCAGGTGACACATATGGTTGGAGAATCTTCTCCATCTAATATTTGATAATCTATATTATGATTTTTACTACACATTTCGGAATCGTAAATGGCCAACTATAGACAATATAGACAAATAAGAGCAGACCAGTTGCCTGATAGTGTTATCGATCAGACCAAGTTACAGTCTGGTGTGGCACCAAGGTATTGCGTAAAACACATTTACGGTCATCCTTGTTACTGCACTCCAGGCTGCTGTTGCGCTTGGACAGTTCCCTCTGGAGTTGAAAAGGTAACTTTTGAACTTTGGGGTGCTGGTGGTAATGGAAACGGTGCATGTTCTTGTAACAGATGTCACCACTTCCAAGGTGCCGCTGGAGGTGCATACAATACTAAAACAATATCTACAACAGCTGGTTGCGTTTATTCAGTTTGTGCTGGTGGAGTTTACAGATGTTGTTCAAGAGAATGTAATGGTTGCGAAGGATGTTCTTCCTACGTTAACGGTTACAACTTAAGTAACTTCTGCGCTATTGGTGGTGCAAGAGGTTGTGCAAACACTGACTGGTCAGTTGCTTGTACATCAAGACACTGGTGCTGTGTATCGCCTGGAACTTGGGGAGGAGACTTCGCAATGATAGGACACCAAGACGGTTTCTCAGGTCACTGGGACTGTCACTGTACTGGTGATGTTAATAACACATGTACTACTGGAGCTCCATTCTTGGTAGCGAGTACAGAAAACCAGTTGGATCAGTGTTGGATACGTTGTGGTTGTTGGACTGCTCCTTATGCAACAGGTGGAATGAGTGCCATGACTACATATTGTGGTAGTGGTCACTGCGGACAGGGCGGTCAAGGCGGCTCTGGAATGGTACGAATTACTTACGTTTAGGATAGTAAATGGCTAATTATTCATCATATAAGATAGTAAACGGAGATCAATTTGAGAGTGGGGCTGTAACGGCCGCCAAGTTTAGTGGTTCTCCCAACTCATCCTACGGTGTCAAGTGGTTCCACGGAACACCTTGTCGTTGTTCACCTGGCTGTTGTTGCCTCTGGTCTGTACCAAGTGATGTACAGAACATGTGGATTCAAATGTGGGGTGCTGGTGGTAATGGTACTGGTGCATGTTCATGTAACAGATGTCATCACTACGAAGCTGCTCAGGGTGGATACTATAACTCTAAAATGATAGAGACAAATGGTAATTGTCAATATACCGTTTGTGCTGCTGGTGTTTATCCATGTCTCTCTAGAGAGTGTTATGGATGCATGGGTTGTACTTCATATGTAAATGGATACAACTTATCGAACTTCTGTGCTATTGGTGGACAGAGAGGAAATGCCAACACAAGTTGGACTGAATCTTGTGCATCTGACAACGCATGTTGCAGACAGCCTGGACAAAATGGAGGAGACTTCGGATTTGGAAACCACACTTCCGCATGGTCAAACTCTAGACATGATACCTACAGAGGTTGGTGTCACTGTTATCATTATGGTCAATCTCCTACTTCTGCGCCTTTGATTGGAACTTATTCATCACAATCAATTCGAGAATGTTGGATTCGTTGTGGTTGCTGGATTGTTCCTTATGGTCACGGAGGACAAAACGCAATGACTACATACTGTGGAAACGGTCACTGTGGACAAGGCGGTACTGGTGGCGCTGGTCTTGTTAAAATTACATACTTCTAAGGGAAAGTAAATGGCTTCTTATTCAAGTTATAAACAAATTTCGAGTGATCAGGTGACTGCTGGAAGTGTACCAGGCAGTGCGATTGCAGCTGGTACTTTCTCGAACTGGTGTGTTAAATGGATTCACGGTGCTCCTAATCAGGTTTGCACTACTGGTTGTTGTTGTGCTTGGACTGTTCCAACTAACGTAACAAGAGTTACATGGGAAGTATGGGGTGCTGGAGGAAACGGACACGGAGAATGTAACTGTAACCGTTGCGGAAACTGGCACGCAGCTGGTGGAGGATATTACAATACAAAAACTCATAATACATCTGGTGGATGTGTATACACCGTTTGTGCTGGTGGAGTTTACAGATGTTGTTCAAGAGAATGTGTGGGATGTCAGGGATGTTCCTCTTATGTAAATGGATATAACCTTTCTAACTTCTGTGCCATAGGTGGTGCAAGAGGTTGTTACACTAACGCTTGGGGTGATCAGTGTAACGCACACTTTGAAAACTGTTGTTACGAACCTGGCTTCCATGGCGGAGAGTTCGCAATGGGCAACCACGCTGGTACATCATACAGACCTGGCGGTTTCAACTGTCACTGTTTCTTCAACAATGACGCTACTCCAACTGGAGCTCCATTCATCGGAACTTTAGGTGTTTCTTATGGTGTTAGACAGTGTTGGATACGTTGCGGTTGTTGGACTGTTCCATACGCACATGGCGGACAAGGAGGTATAACTTCATACTGTGGATCAGGTGCCTGTGGACAGGGTGGACAAGGTGGAGGAGGACTCGTTAAGATCACTTACGTCTAATCAAAACAAGAAAATTTTTCAAAAGAGGGTTATAGACCCTCTTTTTTTATAAATAGTGCCGAAGGAGTAAACCCGAATAAATCCGAAATGGCAACAAAAATTATTTCACAAGGTTGGCAACTAGCATTGCCCAACAGTTTTCTTGTAGACCACTCATTTAGTGATGGTAAACAAAGAGATCAAACATACGATGGCCCAGATAAGATCTATCTACAAATTGGTGCAGATGGAAAAGAAAAGTATGGCCCACTTACAGAAGATGACATCGCAGATGGTCGTCCAAAACCAGCTGACGTAGTTCAGTGGTACGAAGTAGACTGTGCTAGATCAAATATGCACACACTCATCTGTCAACTCAGAGGCCCAGTTATCGATGAAAAAGAGGAAAGTAGAGATGTTCCTCTAGATCAGGTAATTAATCATCCAGGCTCACCAGACATGACTGCTGATGGTTATGAAAGGTTTACATATAGTTCCGTCTTATTCCCAGATGATGTCTATAATTTTGAGAGTATTACAGTTACAAACCCAGGCTCTGCTGGCCCTGATGATATTTCAATCAGTGCATTTACAGCTAAAGAAAAGTTGAATGGTTCTGATAATGACAAGACTTGGGACATGGTTAGAGACCACAGAAATAAAGAGTTGGAAGCAAGTGACTCTCAAATCGCAGAAGACATGCCTGAAGACATGAAAACCAAACTTAAAACTTGGCGTCAACAGTTAAGAGATCTTCCAAACAAAATGGCTGCTGCTGGTGTTGAACCAAACATCGCAGATTTAATGTTCCCTCAGAACCCATTACATGTAGATCCTCCAACAGATCCTGCTGATGGTGATGCTAGTCTTACTCCAGCATGGAAACCACCTGGCCTATAAAACAAACTTTTATATATAAGTTAACTTAAGATCCTCTAGGGGATCTTTTTTATTATCTAAAACCATGTTTGAGGTAAATTCTGTAGATAATCCTTTCATTCAACGTTGTTATGATCATTGGAAATACAATGATTATGGTTACATTTATAGGAAAGTTTTTATTGTAGATGATTTCTACAAGAATCCAGATGAAATTAGAGACTATGCCCTGTCATGTGAAAGGAAAAATGACAAAAATTATTGTGGAGGTCTTGTAGGATCTAGAGTTGTAGAGGATAGGCAAGACATGATTGACAATCTTAAACCAGTATTCTCTAAATTATGTCAACATAAAGAGTGGAAAAATCTAGAATATGATGATGCTGAGTTTCAGGAGAAGTGGGACAATATGAAGTTCATGGTCAATCACACGACACATGATGATATAATGGAAAAATTTACCAATACTGTTTATTGTTTCACACATCACAAAGACAATATTGGATCTAAATGGGCTGCATTAGTATACTTAAACAAAGATGATGAGTGTGAAGGTGGTACACAGTTTTATAAATTTATCGAAGATCATGCTTATGGTAAGGATTACAACATTAAAAAAGACATAATGTTTACAAGTGAGATGAAATATAATAGAATGGTATTATACGAGGCACGACATACTCATGGCGCTGACTTAAGTAGGACAATGTATAAACAACATCCTCGTCTGGCACAGGTATTTTTTATGTGACTATATAGTACAGGAATTATGAAAACTATGAGATCGAAAGCGTTTTTTGTTAATGGTGGGGCAGGCAGAGTTATAAGTTCAATCCCTGCATTTGAGAAATATGCAGAGAACCATGACGACTTCATCATTGTGTGTGAGGGTGGTACAGACTTCTTCAAAGGACATCCAACACTAGATGGTAAGGTATATGATCATTGGCATAAAAATCTTTTTCAAGAACATATAAAACAAAGAGACTGCGAGAGTCCAGAACCATATAGAATATGGCATTATTATAATCAAAAATGTAATTTGTCACAGGCATATGACATGGCAATCAATGGTTTAGATGAACCTAGAGAATTGCCTGCTCCTAGATTAGAACTCAATAAGATGGAGGTTATTGCTGGATATAATATTGTAGAAGAAGTAAAATCAGTAACTAAAAAAGATAAAGTTGTAGTAGTTCAACCCTTCGGTAGATCTATTGAACAGGTCGGTGAATTTATGGCAGATCCTACCTCTAGGAGTATGTCTTTGGTAGCAGTTTGTGATGTTGTAAACCAACTCAAAAAAGATTATGCAGTAATTATAATGAGTGAATTTCATTTCCCACTTGAGGAAAATGAGAATAATGCTAAACATCAAGTAGCAAGACCACAAATTAGTGATATGAGAATATGGTCTGCTGTGATAGACGTTGCAGATCATTTCTTAGGATGTGATAGTATGGGTCAACATATTGCAAGAGCTCTTAATAAGACTGCCACCGTAGTTGTTGGTTCCACATATCCAGAAAATATCAGTTATCCTGGCCATAAAGACTTTGATATAATTGATGCTGGAAATGGTCGCAGAGAATATGCACCAATCAGAATTACTATGGATGAAAGAGTTGATCGTTTCAATGATCAGGCTATGGAGTTGAGTAAAGATCAGATCAAACAAGTAGTAGATTCTTGCAAGAAAAGATTAGGTAAATCAAGAGCATACACTGGCACATATGTTCCTCCACAACAACAGGAACAATCTTGTTCTACACAACAACCTAAACAGGATGCATTTCAGATGGCTGGTGGACAACAAATGGCTCCAACCGAATCAACAATACCATTCTCAGGAGCTCCTAAACCCAGTTTTACTTTAAATAAACCAAAACAAAAACCTAGTAATAAAGGATTCAAACAAGAGATAAAAAATCTGTTAAAATCAGATAAACAGGCATTAAAAATAGAAGAAAAATAATGACTCAATGGATTGCTGCAATAGCTAGAGGTCATAACTCTGGTATTTGCTTACTAAAAGATGGTGAACTTGTTCTCTCCATAGAAGAAGAAAGACTATCAAGAAAAAAATATGATGGAGGCCCACTCGCCTCTATGGTTAAGATATTGGAATATACCAATACCTTAGACTATCTCGTAATTGCACATACACAACCATTAGATCAAGCTGGTTCAATAGACTTTACTGGCGAGAATATGTACACAGGTCTAGCAAGAAAGTTAGGTTTGATTGACAGAAAGGCAGATCTCTACAAACACCCACAGGTGATTGATATGAGTCACATGCATCATAAACTTCATTCATCTTGTGCTTTCTTTAGGTCAGGATTTAAGAGTGCAGTTTCTGTTATTGTAGATGGTGCTGGAACATTTATACCAATGCACATTGAA